CAATACAACGCCATTAACACCACCTATTGCAGCATAAGCACTGCTCTCACCAAAATAAGCGTTTGTTGTAGCGTAAGTCGCGCCTGCGTAGGTGCAGGAGAAACTAGTGAAATTTTTTTGGCCCGTAATAACCTGGCTGTCAGTTAATGTGACAATACCCGCGCCCGTAAGCGAAGTGGCGCCTGTACCTCCGTTAGCTGTCCCTAACGTGCCAGACATCGTAATCGTGCCTGATGTAGTGATAGGACCGCCAGTAAACGACATGCCTGTCGTACCACCAGACACGTCAACACTTGTGACTGTGCCGTTAGTGGGTATGCTTGGAGGAATAACTGGCGGCGCTAAGTCGGCGTAACTTTGAATTAGCGCTTGTACAACCGAAGGCAGTAATGCTTGGCCGTTATCGACTGGTAATTGCAAATTACCGGGCAGCAGCGCTTGATTGTCCGCTATTGAGGTGATGGGTGCAGGGGGAGGGGCTAAATCGGTTGAACTACCTGACACCAATATGTTGATGTTTTGCGCCGGGGGCCCGACTTGAAGGTCATCAAGGCTTGTTTGATTGTTGCCTTGTCCAACTAACGTAAACAGATTTAAAAAGAAGCGATACCATTCCCGCGAAATAAGCCCTGTTCGCTCGTCAATAATGCTGACACGCGGTGCTGGAATGTTGGTGACATTAAGCATTGGTTGGCGTTATGAGAATTTCCGCGCCCATAATCGCAGTCTTAACAGGGTCTGTCATTGACAACTCATATACGCGATCGCGTAATTTCATTGTCATGCCCAAGCGACGGAACCAAACACGGTAGTAATACTCGCCGATTTTGCCTACTGACGTAGTACGATAATTAGACCATGTATGACCGCCATCGTCAGACCAGCGCAACATAACTTCTGGATTACTGCCTTGGCCTGTTGCTAGCCCAACGCCCGACTCCATGTCAAGCTGCATAGCGTGTTGTGCGGTGCGCTTAAGATTGTTTTGGCCTGTTGGTAATGCGCGCCACGAGCGCAACCACTTTTGTATCTGACCGTTATCAGCGTAAGTGTCAAGATCAAACGCGTAGATGTTGCCGTTCTGATAGTCGCCCACAATGATTTGGTTGTTAAACGCCATCTGACAATTGCTGCGATGCCGCGTAAACGATCCGTCGCTCCAACCTGCGCGCTCATGCCATGCGCCTGTCGCTACGTCATAGACCCACGTTGTGTTGGCGCTGGGGAATATAAGGACGTAAAAGCTATGGCCGTCTTGCTGATATGTGTACGCAAGCGCGTCCGTCAAGTTGCCATATTGCTGAATTTGCCATTCGACCGCATGTGTGCTGATGCGCTGCCCGGTGTAGCCGTTAGCGCGGTAGACAATACCTTGCCCTCGGGCATCTGCGCCGAGCCAAAACAAACCGTTGTCCATTTTGGCAATGGTGTACGCGGAAATACAGCCAATTTCGTTAAACGCGCCTTGTATGCGCTGAAGGGGGAAGTCTGGCGTACCGGCGTCGTACCATACTTCAACTGAGTTTGTACCGTAAACCCAAACTTCTCGGTGATCAACAATAAGACCGACAACGCCATCAGGCGAACCTTCCGCGCTAGCAAAATCCAGCGGTTCAATCGACGTGCCGTCGAGCAATTGCGTAACCCAAATGCGCTGGCTGTTAGGCTCATTAAAAACAAAGTAGCCGTCAATATACCCAACCGTTACGGCGCCGGGAAAATCAACATCTACAATCTGCCCAAATACGCCGGTACTGTTGTTGTAAATGTAGCTTGGCCCGTTACAGGCAATAAACAACTGGATGCCGTTGTCGGCCATACTGACAGGACCAGTACCAGGAATAGAACCAATAAAGGTCGCGGCATAACTGGTATTTATTTTGTACAGTTCATTACCCGACACAACAAACGCCGTGCTGTTGTCAGACGAAAAGGTCCACAGCCCACGAATAGGGCCGCTACCAATCGTAGCAAGGTTGAGTAAGCCGGGGCAGCGCTGAAGAAAAGCAGGCTCTTTGCCACCTTCCGGCACAACTTCTGGAAACAAATTGACCATCCTCGCATCGGCTGCGTTGACGGAACGGGCAACGTAAGTCGATCCAAGAATCGGCGTTTTCATCAGAAGTTGTTAGCGTAGATGTTGTACCGTTGACGCGTTGCAACAATCGGGTAAGGTATTGCCATAAGATCGCCGGGGAAGTTGATGCGCTTGATGTTGCGCTTGCTTGACATGGCAATACGCTGCACTTGCGGCGAAGGTTCAACACCAAACTCAGGTGCTAGTTCGCAGGCTAAGTTGTAGCGAAACGCACGCAAGTAGCCTGGCGGAAAATACATGTCTGTAGCGACGCTTGAGACTTCCGTCAACGTTTCTACAGAAATAATGTGCCATTCCAGGGCTTTGATAGGAACTGGATACACCGTCATTTCCATATCTGGAAACGTATTGTTTACCCACATAACTTGCGGGTATGTCGACGTAACCGTTTTGTATGCAATACCATCGTACTGCTGCTGATTGATTAGTTTGACACCAAACGACAGTCCCGACGATGGGTCTTTGAAATAAGTCGCGTCATCAATTTCAATAGGACGATTACCTACAAAATCGCCGGTAGGGCCAATCGTGCGCGACATAGTGTACGCAGGCCAAGTAAACACTTGATCTTGCGTACTAAAAACTGACAAACGCTCAGTGTCCCATGACTGAATCATTTGATTCATCGCCATGATAGAGTCTTGCATGACCGCAACCGAAGGTTCTTCACCTTCAGCTAAAACACCAAGAAGGCGAAGTGACCCGTTAATAAGTTCAGCGGCAGTTGTCATAACTCAACCTCCTGAGTTCTACGGCTGCGACGACGAGGCTGAAGCTCGTTAACTGGCTCCATCTCATCTTCTACATCATTAGGATCATACACTTCCCAGCCGTTTTCTCTATCGTTATCGGCTTCTTTATCAGATATAGCGACTTTAGCGCCGTGAGTGGCGTGACGAAGATAGATGACGGCCATAGTTTACAGGGGGGTTATTAGCCCCCGCGCCTTACACGCAATGAATAAGAGCAAAATTAATAACAACTGCCTCAGACAAAGAGCCGCCCGAGATGTTGCGTAGGGTGATAGACGCAGAGCCTGCGCTTAAACCCGAAACCCAACAATTGTAAGCGCCCGAAGTAGCGCCGCCACTTACGTTCAAAACCAAAATGTCATTTGCAGAAATGAACGAGTTGTTTAACGTGAAAGTCACGTTAGTTACGCTCGCCAACGCTGCGTTGTTCATCGTGATCTGACCGGCTGATTTGTCAAGCGTAACAGCCGTAGACTTGCTGGTCGCTTGGGTCACAGTACCTTGAGCGTCTGCCGTGTAGCCAAACTGTTCAGCGGACAGCACATATTGCGAGCCGATGATGTCTTGGTCTGTAAAAGCAACGCCAATAGGTTTAGTGTTTGACATAGCTGATCCTTTTAAAAATAGGGGGCGAACCCCCTATTAGTTACGCAATACGGTAAGCCGTCCAAGTGCCAACGCCGGTCTTGCGCGCGAGCCACTGCGACGACGTGTTAGCCGACACAGCAGCAGTGCCAACAAGGGTCCAGCCCGTACCAGCGGTTACGGTTACAGCGTCTGTACCATCGGTATTAACGATAGCAAACGTGAACGCTGCGTTAACTTTAGCTGCTGAAGAAATTTCATCTTCAAGCAACGCAACTGTGGGTAGCGTCATTGCGCCAGCCGTACCATCAAACGTAAACAAACCGTTTGCTAGTTGTGCTGCCGTAACGGTAGCTGCGCCAGTTAGCGCCGTGGGTGCGCCCTGAACGAACAACAAAGCCTCGCCGGTATTACCGTCGTTGTACTGATAGCCACCAGCACCATTAGGAATTGCCATGATAAATCCTTTCAAAAAATAATTGGGTAAGGGGGCCGAAGCCCCCTAGATCGATTAACCCCAGAGACGGACTGCCATTTGCGGACGGATCACGCTGTAGCCGTACAGCACGTCAATACGGCAGGGCATACGGTCGTTGTTGATGTCGTACTGACGAACAATACGCATCGAAATACCGTTATGAACCTGACGCGACGCCATGTCAACGCCTTGCGGCATCATCAAGTCGGCAGTGGCAAAAGTGATAGCGTCTTTGTGGTAGACGAGGTTTTGTGGGTACTGGCTAGACGCTGCACCGACAAATACAACAGCTTTGCTAGCAGCAGGAAGGCTGGCAACAGTAGCTAGAGCATTACCGGAAGAATAGATTGGAGCAACAGTGATGTTACCTGCGCCAGAGCCATTCAACGTGACGTCAACAGTCGCAACAAACTGGAACAGCGAACCAGTGGACTCGCGGGTTTGTGGGTTAACAGCATAGCAGTCAGCCACGGTAAACACATCGCCAGCTTTAACGGTTGCGCTAGCGCCAGCGCCTGTGATAGCGATGGTGGTTGCGCCTTCGCTTGTTACAGCAGCGGACGTTGTACCGCCAGTAGCCGTACGCGAGCCGGTCGTGAACTGCTTGATTGACTGAGACATGTTGATTTCATCAAACCCAAGCACACCCATACCCATCATGCCGTTCTTAAATTGGCGACTGATAGTGTCTGTGGGGTTGAAAAGACCTTTCATACCTTCAACCAAACCAGCGTTAGCAGCGGGGTTGACTGTAGCGTAACGGGGAGACATAACCGCAGCGTTTTCGTTAAGTTTCTGCTGTGCTTGCAACAGAACTAACGACGTGGCAGGTGTTGTTCCTGGCGTACCAACGGTGTTACCAATGTACTGATACGAATTGGCAACGTCAGCGTCGATGCTAGCAGCAAGCTGGCTGATACGAGGTTTAAGCACGCGTTCTGCGAAGTCGTCTAACTGCAACGTCAATTCAGCAGACGTGAAGTTAACGCCAATGTGCTTTTGCGTAGCAACCGTCAACGTGGTGTACTGTTCGTTATCACTTTGAACTTGCAGTGCAGCACCGTCCGTCACAAGCGCACGGTCCGGTAAGCGGATACGCAGGGTCGAACCAATCTTAGCGCCTTCGACGGCAAAACTGTCGTCGTACTGACGATTTACGTTGCGAGTTAAGACAAGATTATTCTCAAGGATTTCAAGCGCCTTGCGAGTAATCATGTCGATGGTAAGTAGGCTATTTGCCATGACAATTCCTTTTCAAAAAATTAGCGGACTCGGTTTTGAGCTTCCCACTTCTTAATCTGCCTTTGACGCTCGGCTTCAATCCACTCTGACGTTGACATTTCCTTAATCGAACGCGGGTCAGTCGTGTCTAAAACTCTTGCGTTGCCACCCCGAGGAGTGACGGGCTGAATCGGCGCTGGGGCGCTCGACGATTTCTTAACAGGAGGATTTTCACTTAATTTAGCTTCA